GCGCTTTGCACATTGGACGATATAGAGGCTGTGCTGCTTTGGTATAGCTTAACCAGTGATGTACCGTCAGTGCCGTAGATCGAAGGCACCCCACCAACCGGAACGCCGTTAATATATTTGATAGTGCCTTGGCTAGTCAGGAACCATTTTTTGTCAAAAAACACTGCTTGAAGCGGGCGCGTTCCTTGCGCAGGATCTTGGTAGTAAAAATTAAACGCAGCGCAAAGAATGCCGTTCAGCAGCACCTGACCGCCACTTACAGGCTGCGAAAAATCAATGAGCGGAAATATGCCATCCAAAGCGTCAGACAACTTCGTTGTCGTAGAACCCACCAACGCATAAACGCCGTAGTCATTCATAAACAAAACGCTGCGGAAGTATGGGAACAAACTGTAGATGCGTTTAGTGCCAACAGACGCACTGACGTTGGTGTTGGTGAAGATCGTTGTGCCGTTGCTCTGAACGCGAACGTCAGAAAACACATTGATGCTGTCGTCACCAAAAATGTAGAGGAAGTTGTTGGCCGAAAGTAGGCCCTGAATGTTGCCGTGCAGCGTTTCGTCGGTCAGCGTGACAGAACCCGCAGAAACGGTCACAAAGTCGCTGTAAGAGCCTGCGGCGGAGTAATACACCGTGCGCCCTTGAGCCACCCACACGCGCCCCGAGAACGTCGCCACGTCTATGTTTGGGCTAGTGCTGGCAACCGCCGTAGCAATGGCTCCTGAACCCGTAGAATCGGTAATAGAGACAGACGGGTTGGACGTGTAACCGTTGCCCAAGTTAGTCATCACAATCTGCGTGATAACATTGGCGACAACAACCGCTTTGGCAGCCGCATTTGCGCCACCACCACCGGAAATAGTGACCGTGGGAGTGGCGCTATAACCTGTGCCACCGCTTTGAAGGTTTACAACAACAGTGCCGGTCGCAAAGCTAATGTAACTAGCAACCGCAGTTGCGCTTGATCCACCACCACCGCTCAAAGTCACTGTTACCGGCCCTGTGTAGCCAGAACCGGCGTTAGTCAAAGTGATGGAAGATACCGCAGTGCCGGTAAGCGATACCTGGGCCGTAGCTTGAACGCCGTTTGCGTCATTCGGCGCGCTAATAGATACAGACGGTGCGCTAGTATAGCCGGTTCCAGGGTTGGTAATTGCGATCGTGCCAACGGAGCCAATGGCGACTACGTTATTACCATTCCAACTATACAACCCGTTTGCCGGGTCAAGAATCAACAAACGCTCATTTTTCCATTGAGCCGAGCGCAATCCCGATCCACTAAACTTACCCGCAGATGCAATAGTGCCTTTAGTCGCCGTTTGGATATTAAAATCCTCAGCTGCGCCGTTGCTCTGGAATGAAAGCAAGTAGTCAGACAAATTGATATTAGACGACGTAAAATAAGTTGTCGCCGTGGTCCAGGTAACTACATTGCCGCCGCTGTTTGTGACTGAGATCTGAGCCGGGACAATCTTAAGATTGCCTGAACCAATAGGCATCGCATTCTCAAGCCACGAAAATTCGTTCTCAGGAATTGCCGTGCGATTGGCGTGAGTATTGATACCCCTAAAGTCTTTTATGACCAGATACTGTTTGCGCTGCTCTGCCGACGCCATAGGTTAATACCCTGAGCTATACGGATTAGGCAGCCTGCGCGTAAATGTGCCAGCAAGCACGTTCTGCACTTTTTTGATGTATTCGTTCTTGAAGATCTCGGACTCGCCGTAAGACTGCTCTTTGTATTTGGCAGTATGGCAAGCGTAGTAAGCCACTGGAGAAGTCCAAGGATCGGGAATAGGGTCTACGTCCGACAAGTTTACGAGCGGCACTGGCTCAATAACCGTGTCGATTTCCATTGCATAAACTTGGTCAGGCACCGGACCAAGGTAAAAGGTCTGAGTGCCATACATGGTGAACGCGATTGGGCGTCCAATGTAGTTCTGCCAATAGCGAAGCTGCGCGTTGAAATCACTCCACGCCAGATAGCGCAAAGGAACGCGGCTGTTGCCCCAATACAGGTTGATGTTCACAATATCCATCGTCTGCGCACCCTGCGGCATTGATGAAAACGTGTAGATCTCTTGGCTGGTGACGGTATTCAACATCTGAATGGTGCGAAGGCAGCCGGTATCGCGCACCAAGCGATTTCTCGCTTCGTTGATGTAGTCAGTCAGTTCATTGGTCGAATAAAAGTTGGCGTTAGCGTCGTGCAGAAGCCTCTGGCACTGCGTAATGTAGTTTTGAAGCGTCGTGGACATGCGCCCTCCTCATTATCGAGTGGCGTGAAGCGTCTTTACTCCCCCAACAACCCTGTGACGGGCTGAAGGGGGAGCATTGACCGTCGCCGGGGACAACGAACGACGATTCTGAGGCGCATCCTCACTGATTTGAATCTCAGCAAGGCGCACCAATCCCTGCGGAACGTCATTTGACGTTTTAACCCAGCCCAAACGGGTCAAAAACGGCGCTTTATCTTCAATCTGATAGCCAAAAGTAGCGCGGGCCACTTCTACAGGAACTTCAACAGAGGTCTGAGGCGGAAATTTGAAAATTTCCCCGTCCCAAGAACCCTGCAAGAAGTCAGAACCCGTATTAGTGACCCACACTTTGTCCATCAGAAACTTACCACGTCGCCCCAAACGCTAATGTTCACCGAGGTATTGGCGACAGCAACGCCAACCTTAACGAACAAAGCATTTGCAGTGTAGGCAGTAGTGGCCGCACCGGAGGCAAGCGTCAGGTCTTGCCAAGTATTGGCAGCAGTGACGTTACCTAGCGTCTGCCCAGCAGCCGTCGTCACCGCGTTTGACGTGTTACCGTCGTTGCTGGTGAGGATGGTCACATTGGCAGTAGCCAAAGACGGAACTGTGCCGCCCGCAGTGTTGGCAGGGTTTGTCACCGTAATGCGACGGATGATGTAAGAGCCAGTGCTACCAACGCCGCCCGAAAGAATCGGGAGGGTCGCAACCGCATTGCCAGTGCTTGCCAACGAAGTCGCTGGCGAGAAAGACACACGAAAAGACCCAAAAGCGTCTTGGTAAAACTGACCTACGGAATCAGGATTAGCCATCGGTCACTCCTTTAGGAAGTGAAGGTTCCAGAAGCCGCCTGACCGCCATTCACCGTCAACAACGTGACCGTCTGAGTGCCGGTGACGGCGTTCGCGCGGACGTTGAAACCGTCAGAGAACAGAACGCCGCCAGTGTTGTTAGCAAGGAGCGTGCTCCAGCTATTCGCACTACCAGTGTAGTTGTTCACCTCAATGGTGACGTTAGCAGACGGAAGCATGAGATACATGCCAGCCGGGACAAACTGCGAGTTAAGCATCGCAGTCGAGTTGCCCGCGCCAACATTCGCCACCGATACCGGCTGAAAATACGCCGCCGCCGAGTTGGCGCTGACGTTGTTGACGAGGATCTTGTTAAGAGCGAGTGCCATTGACTAACTCCTTAGATCGAAAGGCTGTTGTAGCCGGTGACTTTGGTCATAGAACGCGGCTTGGTGTTAACCAATTCCGCAATCATCAGAACCGCACCGACATAACCAATTTGCCAATTCGGCAAAGTGGACTCAAAACCCGTAAACACAAACGAACCCTGCTCATGGATATAGAGCGACAAATAGTTCGTGTTCAGGAAGTAAACCGTGCCTTCAGGGCAATACGGGTCCGGGTAAACCGGAACGCCGGCAACCATCAGAGCGCGGAACGCAGCCTGCGGGCCATTGGCATCAGTGTCAAAGCCGTGACCCGGCGTAATGACATACTGCTCCTGACCAACATAGTCCTGCGCCAGAAGTGTCCAAGTGCCAAAGCCGCAAACCGCAAAGGTCGGAACTTCAGCGCCATTCTTCACGGTGCCGGAAATGTATTGCAAGATGTTCTGACGAGTCGGGTTCACCGAACCAGCCGCATACACCTTCGAGCGCCACCAAGTGTTCTGAGTGGTCGAGCGAGTGATGTTGCCGTAAGTCGCAGTGCCAGTGCCATCATCAACCGCCGCTGGCAGCCCAATAAACTGCTGCGTGTTGGTCGTGTTGTTGTAAAGCGCCGTCGCCATCGCATCCATCATCACGTTGGTCGCATCGTTCATGCGAGCCTCAATGAGCGGAATAACAGCATGATCCTGCTGAACCGCACCTTCCATGCCCAGGAACGGCACGGGAGCGATCATCAACTTTAGGTTAAATTCAGCGTCGAACGCGCCTTGCTGGACGCTCGGCTGGCTGAACGAACCGCTGTAGTCAGACCATTGCGCGTTGACAAACTGCGAACCCTGCACCGGCACGGTAACAGAAGACACACCGCCAGAAGCAACCTGACTGTTTGAAATCAACGCCGCAAGAAGCGGAGTCGAGTTGTAGATTTGAACAACCAGCTTGGGAATAAACGCACGCCGCGTGACATAAGTCAGCTCGGTATACTGCGTTGATCCCGTCGCCGGAAGAATGCCACCACCAATAGGCATGGTTTATCTCCGAAAAAAATTAAGTCCCCTACAAAACGTCAAATGCCAATGGGTCGCGTGGGTTTGCGCAACTCATTAAAAGCCTTTGCCGCTTCATTCCTTGCAGCCATCTGCGGGTTTTTCCAGAACGCCGAAAGCGTAGTCTTGGCAGTGTCGTCCATCACGTTCCGGTTATAGGAAGTGGGAGTCGGCGCGGCCTGTTCACGCATCCAGCGATGGTAATCCGCTGCGGTTTCGTGAGAAGTAATACCCTTCTCCAACATGATCTTCTCCACTTCCTCGATCTCGCTTTCGCTTTTCACCATGCCTTTTTTCATAAGGTTGGTGCGGCGACGCTCAAGATCTTCAAGAGCCTCTTTTTCCTGAAGCCTAGCTTCAAGCTGACGAACACGGGCGTCTGAAGCGTCAATCGCACTCGTGGTGCGATCTTCAATGTCGATTTCCGGGATCGTCATGTCAGGCTTGGCTTTTTTGGTCAGACGCAAAAAGTCTTTGCGAGTGGCCGGATTTTCAGCAAGCTGACGCGCCAAAGCCGCGAGTTCATCGCGGG